GGAGACCCCCGACGGCTTCCAGTTCACCCCCACCTACGGCCCCGATGACCGCCCGGCCATCTGGAACCCCGACGAGTGGGAGGGCCGGATCCCCCGCGAGGAGGTCCACGCCGCCGTGGACGAGATCTTCGCCCGCTACGACGTCGGCCGCTTCTACTGCGACCCGCAGGACTGGCGCTCCGAGATCGGCGAGTGGGCACTCCGCTACGGCGAGAAGGTCGTCTTCGAGTGGGCGACCAACCGCGTCGCCGCGATGTTCGACGCCATCCGCCGGACCGAGACCGACCTCGCCACCGGCCGCCTGACCCACGACGCCTGCCCGGTCACCGAGACCCACGTCCTCAACGCCCGGAAGAAGGCCCAGGCGGGGCAGAAATACACGCTCATCAAGCCCGCCGACCACCAGAAGATCGACGCCGCGATGTCCTCGATCCTCGCCCACGAGGCGACCCAGGACGCCCTCGCCACCGGCTGGGGGAAGCCCAAGTCCCGCCGGGTCCGCGTCTTCGCCTGAGCGTCAAGCACCTCTTGACGGCCACCGGCCGTTCTCCGCCCGCCCCACCGAGAACTCTCGGCGGCCCATTCCGAAGGGAGGTAGGCCCCTCAGTGACCCTGTCCCAGTTCGAGATCGACACGATCAACCGGCTCGCCTCGTCCCTCCGCCGAGACGTCCAGAAGCTCTCCGTCTACGGCCTCTACTACGAGGGCATCCAGCAGCTCGAACACCTCGGGATCGCGGTCCCGCCCGACCTCCGCCAGTTCGTCGTCATGGTGAACTGGCCCCGCATCGTCGCCGACTCCCTTGAGGAGCGGATCGACCTCGAAGGCTTCCGGCTCCCCGGCAACGACGAGCGCGACCCCGAACTCTGGCGCGTCTGGCAGGCCAACAACCTCGACGAGGAGAGCCAGCTCGCTCACCTCGACGCACTGATCTACGGCCGCTCCTACATCTGCGTCGGCGCCAACGCCGAGGACCCCGAGACGCCCATCGTCACGGTCGAGTCGCCGCTGGAGATGACGCACGAGATCGACCCGAAGACCCGAGCCGTCAAGGCGGCCCTCCGCTTCTACAAGGACAAGGACGAGGACGGCTACGTCGTCGACAAGGCCACCCTCTACCTGCCCAACGTCACCATCTGGGCCGAGAAGCGGTGGAACGGCACCTCCCGCCAGTGGAGCGAGGTCGACCGCGACGAGCACGGCCTCGGCCGCGTCCTGGTCATCCCGCTGGTCAACCGTGCCCGCGTCGGCGACCGCTACGGCATCTCCGAGCTGGCCGACGTCATCGGCCTCACCGACGCCGCCGCCCGTGCCCTGACCCTGGCCCAGCTCGCCACCGAGGCCCTCTCGGTGCCCCAGCGGGCGGTCCTGGGCGCCTCGGACGAGGACTTCGTCGACGAGCACGGCGACCTCCTTCCCAAGTGGAAGGCGTACTTCGGCGCCATCTGGGCGCTGGAGAACGAGGACGCCAAGCTCCACCAGTTCTCGGCCGCCGACCTCACGAACTTCAAGACCATCGTCGACCACTACGCCTCGATGGTCTCCTCGATCACCGGCCTCCCGCTGCGCTACTTCGGCCAGAACACCGCCAACCCGCCCTCGGCCGACGGCCTGCGCGCCGACGAGGCCCGGCTGGTCAAGCGGGCCGAGCGCCGCCAGCGTGCCTGGGGCGGCTCGTGGGAAGAGGTCGCCCGCTGCATCAAGCTCGTCCAGGACGGCATCTACCCCGACTCCTTCGTCGAGATCGAGGGCATCTGGCGCGACCCGGCGACGCCGACGAAGGCCCAGCAGGCCGACGCCGCCGTCAAGCTGGTCACCGCCGGGATCCTGCCCGTCGAGGCCGCCTGGGAGGAGCTGGGCTTCTCCCAGACGAAGATCCGCAACCTCAAGCGGATGCGCGAGGAGCAGCTCGCCGCGACCGACGTCCTGGCCCGCCAGCTCAACGCCTACCGCCAGGGCGTCCCGGACGACCCCGGAGCCGCCCCCGGCACCGAGGGACCCCCTGAGCCTGCCGGGCCGCCTGGGAACTCATGATGACTCTCCCTGACGCCGCCACGGCCCTCTACGAGGAGCAGGAGCGGATCGTCCGGGCCGCCGTCATCGCCGCCACCGACGTCTGGCGCCACCTCGACCCCGGCGCCCTGTCGGCCTCCTGGGTCTCCGACCACATCGGCGACCACCTCTTCCTCACCGTCGCCCGTGCCCAGGAGCTGGCCGCCATGGCCGCCGACGTTTACACGGACCTCGCTCTCCTGGAGCAGGGCATCGAGGTCGACGCCGACGGCCGCATCGTCCCCTCCGCCCTCGCCGGGGTCGCCTCCGACGGCCGCTCCCTCGACGGCCTGCTCCTCCAGCCCCTCGTGACGACCAACGTCGCCCAGGCGGGCGGGGCCACGGCCGCCCAGGCGATGGCGATGGGGCTCTCGTCCCTGACCCGCATCGTCGACACCCAGGTCTCCGACGCCGGTCGAGCCGCGACCTCCCTCGGCGTGGCCGCCCGGCCCCGGACCGGCTACGTCCGCCTCGTCAACCCCGGCGCCTGCGCCCGCTGCGCCATCCTGGCGGGCCGCTGGTACCGCTGGAGCGACGGCTTCGAGCGCCACCCGATGTGCCACTGCCGCAACATCCCGGCGGCCGAGGACTCCAAGGGCGACGTCCGCACGGACCCGATGGCGCTGTTCCACTCGCTCTCCGAGGCCGAGCAGAACCGCCAGTTCACGAAGGCGGGCGCCCAGGCCATCCGCGACGGCGCCGACATCAACCGGGTCGTCGACGCCCGGCGAGGCGCCCTCGGCCTCTCCTCGCCCGGTCGCCTGACCGCCGAGGAGAAGAAGGCCCTCCGCAACGGCAAGACGCGGGGCCGCCTCCAGCGGGTCGACGTCTACGGACGCCCCGTCCACATCACCTCCGAGGCCACCACGGTCCGCTCCGCCTGGGGCCGGGCCGAGGTCGAGCGCCGGGGCGGACCAGCCCCCCGCTTGATGCCCGAGTCGATCTACCAGATCGCCACCGACCGCGAGGACGCCGTCCGCCTCCTCAAGCGGTTCGGCTACCTCCGCTGACCCCTCCGCCCCGCCACGGGGCCTGTCCCGCTACGGGAGACACCGCACCATGACCAGCTCACCTCTGACCCTCGCCGACGCCCAGGCCCTCGCCGCCTCCTTCCTGGAGGCCCGCCGGGCCAAGCACGCCGACTTCCGCATGGACGCCACCAGTGGCGACGGCGGCAACGGCGGGGAGCCCAACGGCCAGAACGACCCGTCCGGCCAGACCGACCCCAACGCCCAGACCGACCCGCCGAAGTCGACGGAGGAGCAGCTCGCCGAGCTGACCGCCTCGATGGAGGAACTCAAGCGGAACTCCCGCAAGTGGGAGACGCGGGCGAAGGAGAACAAGGCCGCCGCCGACGAGCTGGCCCAGCTCAAGGCCACCAACGCGACGCCGGACCAGAAGCTCTCCGCCGCCGAGAAGCGGGCCGAGACCGCCGAGCGTGAGCTGGCCCGCTTCCGCGTCGCCGCGAGCACCGGCCTCCCGGCCGACCTCGCCGAGATGCTGACCGGCAACGACGAGGAGGCGATGGAGGAGCAGGCCAAGAAGCTCCTCGCCCGCCTGGTTCCGGCCAAGCCGGAGCGTCAGACCCCCGTGAAGCCCGACCCCTCCCAGGGCGGCTCCGGCGGTCAGAAGAAGGTCTCGGCCGCCGACGAAGGCCGAGCCGAAGCCCAGCGCCGCTACGGCAACCGCAAGTCCTGACCCCATCCCCGTAGGAGGGACCCCACCTCATGACCAACATCACCGTCCGCCGGTCGGCCCCGTACACGAGCGACTCGCGCTCGTGGCTGGCGAGCCCGCACGGCACCGAGCCCAACGCGACGCCCGGCATCACCGTCGACACGTCGCTCTTCCCCGGCAGCGCCAAGACCGACGGCTACATCAAGTCCGGCACGGTCCTCGGCAAGGTCACCGCGACGGGCCTCTACGGCCCCTACGACTCCGCTGCCAGCGACGGCCGCCAGACCGCCGCCGGTCTGCTCTTCCAGGCCATCGACACGAGCAACGGCGAGCAGAAGTTCGGGACGGCGATGCTCGTCCACGGCTTCGTCTACGCCTCGAAGCTCCCCGGCGGCGCCCCGGC